AACCAGAGGCTCTTGTTAATTTCTCATTCGTAGTAGCGTCGATATTCACAGATGCGTTAGAAGGTGAGCCACCTCGGTAAGAGTTTGTTGCCATATCTCCTACAGCCACATATTCATCTCCCATCACCGATGGGCGGGCCTGTCCCTTATGGTCAGCGACCAATGTTATTGTGTGAGTCAACTAAATCACCTCAGAATAAGTTGGTAATCTTACCTTGTCCCTTGAAGAAAGTACATCCAGTCTCTCCCATTGTTCGGTAAAGACCTCTGTTTCCTAGAACACCTACACCGAATGGGTTTCCGTGAGAAATACCGTCCTCGAAGTATTGTGTTGGCTTCATAGTAGCAAACCATAGATGGTCTGTATCTAGTAAGAGCATATCAGATAGTTTAGTTCCAGTGTAACCACCAGTTGTAGGCATATCCTTTGCAGGAATTAGTGGAATATCGTAGTATGTTGCAACACGGAATCCTACTTCAGCACCCTTTACACCTTTAACACCATTATGAGTTGGCATGACTTCCTTAGAATCCATGAATCTCTCTTGGCTTTGTAGCAAATCAGACAATGCTTGAATGGTATCATATCCAGTTAGGATAACCTTTGGAGTTCCACCGTTCAATCGTAGACTCTGAATTGTTGAGTTAATTGTGCTTAGAGTAAATTGTCGTCCAGCAGTAGCATAACTTCCACCGAAGTTAACTTCAGCATCTAGGTAAGAAGCACCACTACGGGTTACTCCGTAAAGAATCTTAGCATCATCATCAGTTGTTGCATAGTTTGTTGTTGCACCAAGAGCAGAAACGTTGTGAATACCAACTGTATCTGATAATTCAGTGAATGAACTTACAATCTTCATTAATGATGTGTAGTTTTCTCTAATTCTTCCGCTAGAGGTATCAGCACCTAAACTGTCATACACTTCAAGAGGCATAACTAGCATCTTTGATTGTGATTCAGCGTGGTGCTTACCCATATCTTCACGAATAAGTTTCCTTAAGTCGCCAACACCGTCATCAATCTTTGCCATCTCAGAAGCAAGTTCAGAATAATCGAACATGTGAGCAACAATCTTTGGATTCATATATAGAGTTGCATACTCAGGAGCCATTGCTTCTAATTGTGTACTATCTAATGCCTCATTTTCTCCAACGCCACCAATTAAGTCACCATCTGGAGAAGCATTACCTTGAGCATTACCAGTTGTAGTGTTAACTGAGAATGTTGCTCCACTTCCACCTTGAGGTCGTGCGGTCATTACTCTCCATCCACTTGATGTGTATGGCCTCTTTGGTAGAATAGCCAAAGGATTAATTTCTTGGTTAATCATAGCCCAAACTTTTTGACCGTAAACCATGTTGTAAAGAGCAGTTAGGTTAGATGCAGCAGTTCCGTTTAAGGTTAAAGCGTCACCACTAGAACCAACGAATCCACTACCTATTGAACCAACTACTCCAGCAGCCTTCAATAGATTTCCATTTGAGCCGCCACCATAGGTAGCCATCTCTAAGTCTCTCATTGTGTTAATGTATTTTGTCATCTTCTTCATCTCCATTTATTTTAAGGGGTTTAAAGTTGACCCTCCAACTTTTCTACAAGAGCGTTAATATCACTCCAGTCCATCTTAGAGATTTCTTCTCCATTAGGAAGGTTTAGTTCAGCAACTGCTTCTTCTTGCTTACGGATAACAGTTTTCTGTTCGTCCTTAAGAGAAGTTAATAGGTCACTAAATTGTTTCTTTAGTTCAGCAACTTCTGATTTAGCATCATAGTTAGACTTGTCAATTTCTTCTGACTTAGCAACCATTTCTGCATCGAATCTGTCTTGGAATCCATTTTTAACTGAATCGAAAGCCATCTTTTCTAGTTGTTCTGCTTTGAATTCAGCGTAAGCCTTCTCCAAGTTTTCAGCAGATAAGTCTAGAGTAGATTGCTCTTCGTACTTAGCCATGTATTTTCCATCGAGTTGTGGGTGAGCGTCATCAACATAGTCACCAGCGTTACCGGCTTCAACCTGACCTGTTGCCAAATCTGGTTTTGATTTCATCTCTGTGTCCATCATCTCTGCTTCTTCTTTAGGCATGTTGGGATTCATATTCTCAACATCCTCTTCTGTGTCCATATATTCGTTCTTTTCCTCTTCGGTCATGTTAATTTCCCCGTTGGATGATTCAGCAGTTTTCTCTATGTTCTTTATAGGGTTTTCTATAGATTCTTTGTTTAAATCAGTAGAATCCTTATTTTCGTTCTTCTCTAGAACATCATTTAATGCACTTAAAGCCTTTTCAATTTCATTCATTTCTTTTTCACCTTTCTCCATTTTTAAGATGTCAAACTTTGCTTCGGGGTTAATACCCTTTTCACAAATAGTGACTTCGTGGAGTTCTAGTTTGGAGATTTCATTATACTCTCCATATTCTTTATGGTCTTTCTTTTTCTTTTCTAATGCTTGACCACCAATACTAAAGGAACGAAGAGAACCATCTCTTATCTCTCTTCCAACTTCTTTAGCCTTTTCAATATCTTCTCTCATTTTAATAACTACAAAGAAACCAACATCATCAACATTAGTTTTCCATAGTTTACCATTTTTATCTCGATATTCAGGAATAACTTCCCCTACTTGAACATTAGAATGATTAGTCATTACATTTCTAAACTTGGTGACTTTCATATATTTACCCACGGCTTCATTCAAAGCCTCTAAAGTTATTAAGTCGTTTTGTTTATCCACCATCTCAATAGAAGCATAACCACCAATAACTAAATCTTTAGATTTAAGAATAGTAAATGGGTCATGCCTTATTGCACTAACTGATTGCATAACAGCAGAACTCATGATAAACCGTTTCATAGGTTAACTATATTAATTGTTCCTAATCTGTAATTTGGCGAATTTATCTTTAGTTATATCCCAAATACCTTCATCTGAATCTGAATCTACAGGTTTAGTTTCCATACCCGTCCAAGCAAGCCACATATCTTTATCCTCTACAGGTATAACTCTAACATGGAATTTAGTATCGAACTTATTACCTTGTAATATATATTCATGATAACCATCCCTTTGTACTCCTAGTTCTACTTTACCAGAATCAACTAGTTTACCTTTTCTAAATCTAGTTTCTATTTGGGCAGGGTATTTACCAGATTTACCAAACAAAGAGAATATGTCTTCATCGGTTTCTATGCCTATTTCCCAACCAATAGTCTCTTTACCCAAATTAAATAATATAGATAAGTTATCATTATCTTTACGATATAATTTAAATTCTCCTTTTCTATACTCTTCAGGAGTTTTATATTTCTTTTCTATTATATCGAATTCAGCCATGAATACTTTATCATCTTCATCATAAGTAATATCCTCTAACTGTTTTAACCAAGAGTTTAACTTCTTTGGTTTAGCATCAAAAATATTATTATAAGATTTCATGTGATTTCTAACTACAAACTCTTCTATATCTTTGAAGGGTCTTTTATTATTAGACATTAAGAAATTTTTAATCGCTAATCTAAATGCTCCCTTTTCTCTTTTTAGCATCTCTTCTATTTGACCTTTCCAAACATCAATATCCAAGATAGCATTCTTAGCCATTAGATTATTTTCCTCAAACCCATAAAAAGTAAACCCATCTAAATCAGATTTAATAATAGCAGTAACATCTCCATGTATAACATCAGAAATAGAATACCCTTTTTCTAGAGCCTTAATATCATAATTCAAAGATTTCTTAGTATCTAATGATAATAATTCTAGAGTTATTAATTTTTCAGGCAACTCTACCTCTGGTATTTCTATAACTTTAGCAGAGAATAATTTATACCCACCCTCCTTATCCTTTTTAACTTCATCAATTTTAACTCTAATGATACTACCGACTTCTACATCAGTTTTAGTATTAAGAGCCTTACCTACATTCAAGTATTTTCGGTCATTAATTACTTTAGTATTTTTGAAATCGTCATATTCGGTTAATGGTCCGGCTCCTAATGTGTAAGTGAACATATCAGATTTAGTGGTTTTCTTATCTAAAACTATTAAATCTAAGTCTACGAACTTCTTCCATTTAATCCACTTAGGATTCTTTTTAGTACCAATGAAGTAAGTAGAAGTTATATCTTTTATTACTACCCCTTCAGCAGTAGGTATCTCCATTATTTCTTCAGAGTATTCCTCAACTTCCTTTATGGAATCAGCATATCTAGTATCTTTCTTAGAAGGGAATGCTAGTTTTTCATCTGAATGGGTGGAATAATTATTGAATAGTATAGTTAATCTTTCTTTTAATTCTTCATCGTGTAAATCTCTATCTTCATGCCTCATAATATCAAAGACATGCGCTCTTAATTCAGTATCAGAATCTTTACCTTTGAAAATTTTAGCCACTACTTCTGCTCTATGTAATGGTTCTTTACCATCAAATAACATTAGTTCTGCGTCAAGAATACAATCTCCAAAATGTTTAGCCTTCATAACCTTGACTTGATTAGGACATTTTTCAGTTATATCTTTCCCGTTAAAAGAATAAATTTTAACCTGCTCATCTATTTTATGAATCTGAATTCTCATACCATCGTATTTCTCTTGAACTACCCACTTTCCTGTGAATCCTCTTAATTCTTTCAAATCACCAATGTCGAAAATCCTATACATGGGTTTGTTAGGAACTAGAAAATGCCCCTCTGCTTTCTGTGCCTTCTCTAAACTAACTACTTTATTCCATGTGGAAGAACTATGATGAGCAACATATATCTCTTCTAATAATTTTCTAGCCGCTTTAAATTTACCAGTGATGCGCTTAGTATCTTTACCATCACCATAATGTTCTACAATGAAATCCATAACATCGTCTTCTGCTAAATTAAGACCTTTGAAACCTTCAGTCAAGGTATCTGGTTCTAAATCTTTCTTTTCCCAAGCAGCATCTCCTAGAGATTTATCATGTATTCTAATAGCCCAGTGTATAAACTTAGCAAATAAAGAGGGATTAGATAGTAATTTATCTATTACATCATCACCGTATTTATGGCTAAAAGGGTCTTTTACAATATCAGAAGAATATCTAAGTTCCTTTATTTCTCTATAAATATTACGGGCAGTATCACTTTCTATGTTTTCCGCTTCATCTGAAAAGAGTTCTTTTTCAGTTATAGATTGTTTAATCTCTTTACTAAACTCATCTATATCATCCCATTGTTCACGAAGGGTCTTAATCTCTTTAGCCCACTTTTTACCGTAAGTCTTAGGGTCAGATAAAGCAGAAAGATAAGACATTCTCATTTGTTCAAAGAATTGAATTACCCTAGAAGTTAAAGGGTTATCTTTGACAACGGAAATAGGCACACGAAATCACCTTACTTATTTCCACTATGATATTCTAAAGCCTCTTTTTCAAGACTCTTTATTTCTTTCACTAATTCCGAAAGTTTTCGCTCAATTCTCTCATATGTTTCGGGTGACGACCATGAACTAGCGGTCTGTAAAATACTTTGTGCATCATCTATTTCTCTAAAAGCGTCTTTAACTACTTTTATTCTTTTTTCTCCTTTAGGTGAATTTCTAGGAATGTCTCCTTTTGAGCCATCTCCATAATAATAGTCATATTCTTCACTATCCATATCTTTTGAGTCTAAAGGAGATTTCTTAATTGCACTTGCGTATTCTCTTTTGCCTTCTTTTACGCTTAGACCTTTTGCTTCATCAGCAAGATGACCAACACCAAGTTCTTTGATAGTGACTTTCTCACCTTTAGTTCTTTTAAGTTTCATCTCTTCACCGATGACGAACTTCATTAATTCTTCAGCATATTTTGTTCTTTCATTTGTCATATTAATCACCTCACATTATCTTTCCTTGTTGTAAAAGATTGCTCCATTGGTCCCTTAATCCCATATCTTTCGTAACATAATTCGT